GTAATAAACTTAGATATTTCAAGTATGCTACTATTTCTAAATGGCAGCAGCGAGTTAAATGTTTCTTTGTTTTTAACCCAGAAATAGTATGTTGTGGTTATTAGTCCAGTTGCTTGGTGGACATTCATCTGAACAACATATTTACTGTCATCAGCGTATTTAGGTATGCCATCACCACTATATTCTGACGGTTTTACTTTACTTGAAACCCATTCATATACATCTACTGTCGATCCCGGAAACATTTTTCCCCAGTTTCTAGTACGGTAATCTAACGATCCTTGCTCGTAATCTATATATCGAACAGTGTCTGTATCCCACCATACTTTACCTACCTGTTGACTTCCCCAGCAATAGATTTCAGTAGTTGGGTTAGTGTTGTTATATGCTGCGGGGTCAAACGATGTTTTAAACTCTATGTCATCCTCAGCTATACCAAGAATCTTACCCTTTGCTGGATCATATATGTCTAAGTGCGCAAGAATATTCTGTTGTTTTTTGTCGTAAATATAGTTTCTAGTGACTGATTTATAATCAACTTTAGGTTCTTGTTTCCTAATCAACTGCCAAGACTGAGCCAAATATTTATTTTCAAAAATAGCTACTTTACCTTCATTAGTAAATATAGTTGATGATTCATTGTCAGGGTCATAATGTGAATCGTAGTTCGGAGACCCAACAAATATCGAGTTCCCACCAGAAGCGATGGCCATACCAAAATTATCTAGCTTACGAATTCCAGAACCAGATAATTCTTGACTAAACGCATATACTGGTAATATACTATCTGAGATCAAATCATACAAATAAACTGCCCCAGCATTTTTTTCGTAATCGCTTACAGTAGTGGTTCCACTATCAAGCATGAAAAACGACCTGTCCTGCAATGCTTTTGCTATGTTAAATGCTCCAGAACTCGATACTGCAACTTGCTTTGTTTCCTGGTTTACAACAATATTCGTCCCAAAATTCTCAATTCCAAAACTGTATGGCTTTTTAATTATTTGAATTGGAGGAGATGATAAATCACTCGTTAAATATCGGTAAACTGCTCCAAAATAATATCTGTCAGATGTGTTACTCCATCCTGGGACTCCAATCAATAACTCATCCGCAGTTAAACACAATGTTGATCCAAACTTAGAATCAGCTTGACGGTCTGACGGAATTATTATCGTCTTTATGTTGTACTCGAGTCCTACTCTTTTATAAACATAAACTGCACCAGACGGGGTGGTAACATTATACATCGACTGTGGGGCGCCGACATATAGGATATCGCCGTTGTCACTGCTAACAACTGATTTACCAAATTCCCCATCTACTGTATCCCCAGTAATAGTATAAAATAGTGTGAATTGATTTACTACATTTTTATTGTAGCAGTATATTTTTCCTGATTTTGGAGAACTTACAAACATCCATTGGCTGTCATTACTGATGTGTACACTGTCTCCGAATCCACTAATTACATTGGTTTGCGGGTCAACTATAGTATTCTGTTGAACACCAGTGCCTTCAATATCAAGCAAATAAGTAAGAACACTATTATTGACACCTGTCAGGGAGTGAGAACTCATAGCAACAGAATTTCCAGTAACTGCTATTGATTTTCCAAATCGATGGGTGCTGTTATATGCCGTGGTATCAGTAGTTCCTGGACTTATTTCGTAAAGTCCAAGATAGTTTTTAATAAATGGCCTCGGTAATCTTCCGATTTGGCCAGGAGATCCAACTATGACAATAGACCCGTCATCATTTGATGCGATAGTGGACCCATACTGTTCACTTAGTGACAACGGCACTGGCTTATTATCGACCCCTAACTCATTTAAGTCTGAAGAGTATTTCCATGGGCTTGTTTTGTTGTATACTGCCCATCCGTCGGTTGAATTTTTATCAGCCCAAACTTTGTCACCATCTTTCCAACCAAATTTTGGAGTAAGATTAGCTACTTCAATCAACTCGTCAACACGCATGCTTGATAGCTTAAATAGAGTTCCGTATCCTTCCATATTTGGCGTTGAAATCATTGTTGCTTCAAGGCTTGAAGAAATCGTAGCATACACAGTATGCATGCTAGTGATGCGGTATACCCTGTAAAAGTTGTCAACATCAGTGGAGAAGTTTTTAATGGCAAATACTTCACCATCAGATAACTCGTGCGGTAGATCTGTTGTAAACTCGGCAATTCCATCTAAGTTATAGTCAGCATTAGTAATATGTCTTTGAGATTCAGACACGCGCAAAACATCCCAATCCCCGTCTAAGTTTTTAGCTACCCAAATCTTGAATCCACTGTATACTTTTGAGGCTAAGTCTCCAATGAAGACTGGGTTTGACAAATCAAAAATTGTAGCATCTATGTCATCTAAATGAACATACCCTGCTGTCGGGAAATCGTTTTCTGAGTTTACTGAGTTTACTGACTCATCTCTATCATTTAGGAAGTTTGGTCTGAAAGTTAGCGGCTTTTTATACAATGTGTTATAGAACATTGTCACAGAGTTTTCAGATTGCAACTCATCACCTGGATTCTGCAAGTTAAATGCTACTGGATCTTGTTTAAACAATGCTTCGCCTAGCTGCACTTCTAGGAACTGGTTGCTTTCAAGAGCACCATACTCTCCAACACGGAATGCCCATTCTTCAGTTACCGCAATTTTACCAGTGATATGATTTATTGACAAATCGCCCAAAGCAGAAATAGCAGCATGTGTGCCTTTGTCTTTAATAAATCCTTGATAGAATTTGGATTGAGATGTTGGGGGAAATACCCAAATCTATTAGGTAGCTTCTAGATTGATTTCCTATTAGGCCATCACTAAGTGAGTTTAAGTTGTTATCTTGAACCTGCCCATCAATGTCATACATGTTTTCAAATCTACCAGCACCATATGCCAGATTTGGAATAATTCCAGATTTGAAAAAAGTAGAATCCACTTGCTTCCATTTTGAAAAGTCAAAATTGTCGCTTGCAAGAATCTTAGCCAAAGCCGTATAAATATTTCCTTTGTATTGAACTATCTCGCCCTTGTTGTAATCTCTAAATACTTCCCAGCCAGCTATATCTGCATTGGTATGCATAAATCCTGGCAAACTTAGTTGCCCTGCCCAATTATCTGTCTTATTGCCAATGAGTTTTAACCTATATTGTCGATTTCCCAATGCAGGCGAGTAGATAATATCTTTAAACTCAGTTTGATTGTCAAATATCAGCACATGCTCATACTGAACTAATGCAAGCGACACCAGTCCAATTGTGCGATCCGCCGGAGTAGTTATTGAAAATACCCCGTCATTGCGTACAATAGAGCTTTGCTTTGGTGGGATAAAATTAAATCCAACATCGAGTATCTTAGAACCTAGTCTAGAGTTTTCAATCTTATCTACTACAGCAGTCGGATGTATTACTGTGAACTCATTCAAAACTGGAGATAGCACCAGCAAACTACCATTGCCCCATCCTTGCTGCACCCAAGTTAAAAATTCCTTGACCGATAACTCCCAATTTCTTTCTTCACCAAGTGATTGATCAAATGTTTTAAACTGTAGTCCAAGTGATGTTAAATATCTACCATAACTTACAATGAAGTCAACAACTTGATGTGTATTTTTAAATTCTTGCCCGTAAGGAATATCTATTACAGTATCTTCCCAACCCTCATAAATCGTACCAGCTAATTCTAAAACTTTTACAATGTGTTTAGATGAAGCTGTATTGCTTGGTATAATTTTAAAGATTGGGTTATTTACATCGTATCCCGACACAGTAAACCCAGCTGCGGTAGAAGTTATAACTAACGCACTATAGTTGATGACTGATACCGGAGACGATTTATATAGATATACCTTGTAGTTCTCATCAGGTATTACTACTGAATTGTTAGCACTGTTTGGATTGCTTTGCTCAGCATAAATTTTTAAATAGTTTTTGTCAGTAAAGCCCGCTACCTTATAGCCAAGATTGATTGACAATCTGTCTACATATTTGTGAAGTAGTGTGATAGGATTAACACCACGACTGGTAGCATAGTCAACGATCCAGTTTGTATAACCCGCATTGCGCATTATTGTGCCGTCAATGTTTTCACCGTTGAAAACAAAATCGTATGGAGTTATTTTTTGTTTAGTATCTTGAATGAAAAACTGGTTAGTCGATGGGTGGCGACGATATTTTTGTGTACTAGCTAAACTTCCGAAATAAACACCAGGACGCATTAAAGCAATTGCTTGCTGCACTGCAAACGGATAGTCGCTGCTTCTTCGCCAAGCAGATTCAATTGGCCCAATATCCCCCATTTTAAATGGTGCTTTCGCAGTCCCAGTGTCGGATACATGCGTTAAAAATGTTAGTGGTGCCCGCAATTCGCCAGAATCAGTAACTGGAATAATNTTNGTGACACCAGGTCTTGCATACAGTTTGTTAATGCCTGCACGCGGTCCTTCACGAATCAATCCTTGCTCTATATCTCTCCATAACACCAAGTTGCCGCCNGTATAAGGCGCTACTCCGTAATATGTGTTCCACCATTCAGGTTTTTCTGAGAATCCAAGTGATTCCCATGGTCTAGTATGTGGGGCGTCTGTCCCGTATAAAAATAGAAATATGCCTCTCCAATATCCCGGTAATATGGTATTGTTTAGTCTTGGATCAGCATTGGTAATACGGTTGCTAGAGTAATTCCAGGTGAAAAAGTTGTTTTCATCAAACCAGTCATTTGCTGTTATGGCTACGCGGTTTGACCCCAGCCATTGGGTATAACTGCTACTAATAATATTGTCAAATTCTGATTTTGTATATCCAGTATTTCTGAATCGTTCTGGTAAAATACTGTTGATGTCAAATACTGTCGGATCGTACTCTGCTTTAATATTGTTGTATATTCTTTTCTCTAATTCAAGAAGTAACTCATCACGCACATCGCCAAATGCTGGGGTAATACTTCCGTCATGACCACGAATTACTTGCATTGGAGTAAGGTAGGTGTCGTCAAGAAATATCTCTGGAGTAAACTTAGGATATAATCCTAGTTTTGTTGGAGTTTCTGGAACATAGCAGCCATCAGTATCAGCATAAAGTACAATGGCAATTACATCATCATATTCAAGAAAATGTTTAAAAACGACAGCTGGTCTAGTTTTGCTAAACTCATAGTCATGATTTTTAATTAGTTGAACACCGTTTACATAAACTAATATTGCTTGGTTGCTTAGTTTTGTGTCATCAAATATCGTTGGAATTTCGTATTCCAAGATTTCAGTTGCCAACACTAAGTACTCTATAACTTTCTTATTTTGGTCATATGGCACCATGTCAGTATAGTACCATGGCATTTGAATATTGTTAACTGCATTTATTTTAAGCATAATGGCGTCAACAGTTGCCGGTACATTACCGTGATTTACTGCAATTTCACCAGAATTTTCAAGGAACTTGTATTTAAACTTTGAATATTCAAATTGAGCTGCGTGAATACTATCCACAAAGTTTACTTCATCATTCAATAAAAACAATGAACTGTAAATCATCGGAGCACTATGCTGCAAAATGTTCCCGCCGCGAGATTTAATATCTAGATCACGCAGGTTGTTGCTTGCCAGCGGAACACCAACTAGTTCAGGAGACTTCTCTGCTATCTTCGAAACATGCTTACGCATTTGCCCTAGAGTAATGTGCGAGAATGATTCATTAAGTGCGTTTAACTCTAAATTCTCTGGTATTTCGTAATATCCAATATTAGATTGTCTAGTAGAGTAGATTAGGAAGTCTACCCTGTCATCTTTTACGATAGGGTATTTTACATATAATGTCAACACTGACGGAACACCGCTTGAAGCATCCCCCACCTTAACAATCTCATACTGAGTATTGTTTTCTAAATCGCGTTCCTGAATTAAGGTGCCATTAACATACAAAAATACCGACGGCATAATAGTCAGGTCAGTTGGGGTTATATCTATCTCATAATATGAAGTAATTCCATCGCAAATATTGGAGAATAATTGATATTGTTTTGTACTTTGATCTTCAGTTACCCAAACATTTTTCTTTTTAAGCTGAAATCTCGAAACGATAACTGGTACAAATCCAGTATTCAGTTTGATTGATGTAGTGGTAATGCCAGACAGGTAGTTAAAAGAATCTGCNTCAACATTGTTCGTAAACAAAATGTCACCAGTATTAGCAATACTGCGATATGCTATCGGGAACCCCAAAACTGAGTCCGTAACCCCACTACCTAAGGTATAAGAAAATATTGGCGATCCCGTAAACTCAGTATTTACATACACGGTTTGATCAGAAAAACTAACCAGATTTTCATCTACTATGTCAAACAGTGGCATAGTGTTGATATTTGTTTTTTGCTGTGAATGAGCCCAAGAATTACCGTTGAACCAAAAACTGTGGCCAAGCACGATCCCAATGGTCGCACTCATAACTCCGTCTAAAGATATGTCAGCTATAGAGTTAAAGTTTGCAGCACCGACAGCGGAAATATCTATCTGACGATTATTGCGATTGAAGGTAACATCATACGGAGCAGTGCTTGACAAAGGTTTAAGTGGTAATGTAATACCCAATCTTGGGGTCACTACATCATACGGCAGAATATCACCCACTTTTACTAAATGTACTCTTATTTCGTCATTTACAGAAACTATCCTTACTTTGTATACTCTATTTCTTACTGTTGGGTCGTTATCATTGGCAAAAATGACAGTCATCCCATCTGAAAACTTTAAGTCAGTAAAATATGTCGAGATAGTGCCTTCAATATATAGCAACGCATTAGTAATGGAAAAATCAACAACATCAATATTATTGCCCCCAACCCTACCGTTGTTAAACAACTGTAAATCTGGGTCAAACTCAATTATAGGCCTAGTAGCTCTGAAAGCATGATCAAAGTCAGGGTCAACATTGTTGAATATAGCAGATTGCAGTATAATATCTTGGTGAAACCATCTATTACTTCTTGACCATGCATTAGCATCAACTGACGACCTGTTGATTGTAATATAATCTGGGTTAGTCGGGCCGTTTAAAATTTGATCAAAGTTGTCAATGCTATATCCATAAATATCAAACGGAATAGTAGTAATACCTTTAAAATCTAACTCTGGTGTTTGCATTAAATCAGTTTTGACTAGCCTAATAGATTTTCCGACACCTTCTACATAATAAAAATTATTGATATAACTTTCTGGGGTTACCGTAGCGTTAAATTTAATTTTCATACCGTTGGACAGTGTCAGCGTCTTTTCCCCAACTTTTAATGAATACTGCGGTTTGCCAATAATGTCATTCACATCAATTATAGATGAAGTATCATTTACTAGTTTTATTTGCCCGTAAAACTGTTGATCAGTGCCATCATTAAAAAATAGTAAATCTTTTTCAGCAGTTAAAGCAGGAACTACCTCAATAGTAGACAAGTCCTTACGATAAAAATCCCTGCCCGCATTTTCATTACCGGTTGTTATGTGTATTTTGTTTGACACAGGAAATGTGGAATTCCAATCTACGTTAACAATATAATCGCCGTCATCAGTAAGTTCAAGATTTATTTGCCATATATCAAATTGCTTTGATTGTGGTATATCTTGCCCTTCATCATATTTTTCTACTCCGTAGTCTGCACGATTATATACCCCAGCATCATTCCAAGTGGTTGGCTCGATTAGATTTTGCAGGAATATGATTCTCGGAGTATTTTGCAGGAGGGAGGCATCGGTTACACCGTCAATACCCCCAAATTTTGCAACTATATTACTCCACAGTTGTGAATCAATCTGATCATAAGTTAGATTAGTGGCAAACGATCTGTCAGATTCTGACAGCGGGATCGTAGGCATACGCTTGAAAAAGTCTTGGGCATCTGCTTGCGGCACAGTAAAAGTAACAACGCCGTTATCAGCACCATTACGATCTACCCCCAACACGTCACGGGTTGAAATATTTCTTTGGTATCGTTGCTTTCCAGCTAGACCCGGTTCGGTTTGAATCCAAAAATTTGACCCAGGTTGGTTAAGTTGAAAAGTATAAGTGCCGCCACGAGCAAGAGTAATTGTTGGGTTCTCAACACTGCCAAACCCTGATATTTGGTACGCCCCAAGTCTATCATTGCGAGAAACTACAAAGTTATCAAATAAGTTTACTTCCCCAGTGTATATTTCAATAGCAGCTGGACCTTCGGGTATCCAGTAATACTGGTTAAAGTTTATTAGTTTGTCAAAATCTATTAACCCGTCGTATGAATACGCTTCATTTTCAAACAATCTAGAGTGGTTCGAAATATTACCACCATAATAATAGATTTTGTTTAGTAAGTCAGTGTAACTAGCAAAAAACTTGACATTTTTAAGCTCGTCAGTTACTACAACAGACGGTTCAAGCTGATACTGAGATCTATTACGAGAATTCTCTGGCAAGTAATTGTCGGCTTTGTTAAAAGTCGGCGCAAACTTTCTACCAATATATCCATTCAGTTTCTTAAACTGCGGCTCAGTGACTAACTGATCAAGAGTAGCATTCAAAAATTTCTGATTTGCTGGTGTCTTAAAGACATCTGGTAAAAAGTTTATTGTTCTTGTTGTCATGTGTGTACAGTGTAGTAATGTATTTACCCTGCTACGTTCGCGTTAAGAGTTGCTGCAGTGATTGCGCTGATAATCTCAACATTAGCCACTGTAGCAGAACTAGTTAAGAGCTCGTTAGCTTCAGCATTGATTTGATACAGGTTACCAAATAGTGATTTTGCATCAACAGGCACGATAATAATAGATGAGGCTGCTGGGCTTAGTGTCGCATGAAGATACGCACTTAGCTCACTAAAGTAGAACGACTCTCCAAAATCCCAGTTTGCTGTGTCGAAATAATTATTTACAGCAGTTATAACCCTCGATTTAATTTCATTGTCACTTATGTTTACGGCTGCATTTTTAACTACTTTAAACGTTGCTTGTAAAGACAACTCAGCAGTGGGGCCAAATAAGGGCTTGAACTTAGCAGAACTTAACACTATTGTATCGCTTATTGCCTTCAATTTTTGTAAACCGGCATATGCTAACGATAGCTCTTCAGTAGTTGGAGGTTGCGGCTCTTCAATTTTTCCAGTCGTGTCTTTTATCCAAAGACTATACGCTTCTGCATATTCCTTAGTCAACACATAGATGTCAATAATATTATTCGGACTTGGATCTATTCTATTATTGCCCGGGCTGTTATGCATGTACTGAAAATAGAGGCTGCCCCTACCATTCTTAGCTACATAATCAGTAGATCTCACTAATGAGTAAGCGCCTTGAAGATTCATTAACACATAAAATTCTGGTGTTGTTGATTGAATATAAAATACTTCCCCCTCACTATATTGAGAAATAGGTATCTCTGAGACACTAGTATATAATGTAACAACTAAAGAAGAGTCAAATGGCTCCCATTGAATAAAACTATCATAACTAATAACTTTCTTAAAAAATACAATATTGCTGCTGTCTACTAGACTTTTGTAAATGTATGGATCATCAGGAATTCCATCAGCATTATTGTCAGTAAAAGTCAGGGTTACTTTATTTTGATTTACATACCCATCCGCCTCTGTAATATTAGATAATATATTCATACGGTAATCCAACCCAATTGGTTGCGAAGTCAGCGGTTGTGTGTTAACTTTCAAAAACTTAATATTATCTTGAATAACAGTGTCAGTTTTGCTGTCATATATTTTGACTTTATTATCGTAATAAAATTTAGTTTCTTTAAGACTTTCAAATATGTAAGACAGCCCACGCCAGAATACAGAATACCCTACATTAGCAACGTTTTCAAATTTAATAAGCCAGTCATTGTCATATGCATTGCCAATGGTTATTTCCCATTCACTTTGCCCTGCATTATATTTCAAGTAAAAGTTAGATTTTACGGCAACAGCAGTAACCATTTCTTGAATAGTCTTTGTGGTTAGTGTGTTACTATATCTTGGTATAATAGAATGGACAGCCGCACCCGTCGGAACTTTAATACTTAATGTTACTGGCCCTTGCCCATTTAGCATAGTCCCTGCTCCACCATTAGTACCGTCGCCAAGCACAGATACTACTGAAGCATATATGTATAACTTGTCTCCGTCGTATTTCGGAACTCCTTGAAGTATTACATTTTGCGCGTTAAAGTAGTTTCCTGTTCCAGCAGTGAATTTAATCAATGCCCCGACTTTAATATGTGACCCAGCAGTGCTGGTAATATTTCCAAGTTGAAGTATTTGCCCAGTTGATATATTGTTAA